TAAATATACTGAGTATATTTGTAAAATATTTATTAATCGTTTAAAAATCATACAGATATGGACAATCAAAAATTAACAGTAAATGAAGAACAGGTTTTAAATTATCTAAACGATATAACATACCCTGTCGTAAAAACTAACATTGGAATAAATGTAGGTAAGCGTTCTCCTAAAACTGCTGCAAGTTGGGTTAATCCTATACTTGAAAAATTAATATCAAAAGGTTTAGTTATAGAAATCACTGAAGGTAAAAAAACTACGTATATGTCAGCTACAAGTACTGCTATGAAAAACGAAGAACCTGAAATTTTAGGTGTAGAAGACAATTTACCTTCACCAGTTAATCAAAAAGTTGAAGAAATCGATGAGGTTGAAAAAGAAACTACTATTGAATTAGAACATTTACAGCCTGCAGAAAAAATAGAAACTAAACAAAAAGTTTCTAAACCAAAAAATAATTCAGATTTTAATATCAATAAAGCTAAAAAATGGATTATTAAAAAGGTAGAAGAGCTTATAAAAGATAAAAAAGAATGGGAAACTAATCGTAATTGTATCTCTAAAGCTATAGAATTATATAACGCTGAACAAACACCTATACCAGAACAATTATTTCAAAAAGTACTCCGTCCCGTATTAAGAAAATTTGACCCAATTCCAAAAAGACAAAAAGGCGAACCAAGACGAAATATGCTAAATAGTATCAATAAAGAATGGGAGCAAAAAATTCTTAAAAAAGAATGGGAAATTATTAAAGAGGATAATACTAAAACAGAGAGAAGTAAAAAATCTCATTTAGTTAAATTGTTAAAAGATTCAATAGCCAGTAAATTACCTAGCGAAAAATCTTTAAACTCTAATTCAGTAAAATCATTTATAAATACAGTAGTATATGAAGTCATAACTGGTAATAAACGCGAAATGAAAAACGATGGTAGACATTTCGAAGTAGGTCAAATCGTTCGTTACTTTGATAAACATAATGTTGAAAAAACTGGTAAAATTGTTCGTATATTTGAATGTAAAAACTTTTTTCAGCGCACGATAGTTGTTCTCGAGGAAGGTTCTACAAAACCTGAAATGAAAATTGATAGAAAAATTATAAAAGTGATTGATTAATAAATATTAGTTAGGATTAATTTTGAGCTCTGATTTTTAAAGTTAGAGCTCTTTTTTTTTATATATTTGTTTTATTATAAACTTCATACACAATGATTAATCGACAAGGATTAAATTTATCGTCATTTTTAAATAACAATTTAGAGAAGTCAGACACTATTAAAATGGACAAAAAAGATTTTGTTGAAGAACATGAAAATCTTATACATGTTTTAAACTCGCCTTCTCATGAAGATGATAAAAAAGAGGCTAAAGAGCAAAAGCAAGAATTAGATAAGTATTCTAAAAAAACAAAAGATATGAATAAACGTAGAGACCCTGAAGGTATAGAAAAATCTATAGGTTCAGACGGATTGATTGGCAACTTAAGTAGAGAAGAGCTTGTTAAATCTCATATAACTTGGAATTTTTCTAACAATAGTAACATTCCAATTTCTAAAAAAGGAGCTGATATCAAAGAGAAATTGATGTCTATTAAAGAATTAGAAACTAGTGAAGCTTTAGAGCATAAAATAAAACTAGATGCATTAAAAACAAAAATAGGTACTGAACCTACTGAAGAACCTGATGAATATCAAACTGAAGGTTTAGATATAAGCATTTTACCTAAAACATATTCTTGGTCTGAAGTTTATAATCAAAAATGCGATTCAGAATCACAACCTATAGAAATGGCAAGTGAAGAAGTTAAGGAAGTTCAAAAAACAACTTCACAGCTTAAAGAAGATTATAATAGATGCGTAAGAAAATATATAGGTTGTCAAAAAGAAATAACATTAATAGATACAATGCTTAAAAATTTAGATGATTCTAAAGTGTATAATTTAACAGTACATCAAGCATCAATATTAAAGTTCTAAAATGAGTGATTTAAAACTTCCAGATTCATTAGCAAGTTTGCAAGAATTGCAACTCAAATTAGAGGTGCAGAAAAGTCTTGTTTTGCAAAAAGCTATGAAATCAGACGACCCTAATAAAATAGTAGAAGCTGCTAAATATTTCAAAGATATAGAAAAGCGAGATGAATCGCAAGTAAAATCTTATATATTTGACCCTTGGGAGTTTTCACGTCAATTTGGTTATAAAGATAAACCTACTTCACTATCTTATAATACATTAAGACGTATGGGAAGAACTCCCATTATAAATTCAATAATTACAACAAGAGTAGAGCAAGTAGCTGCATTTTCTGAACCTGCATACGACGAAAAAGGTGTAGGATTTATAATTAGAAAAAAGCAAGGTTATTTATCTAAAGAAGAACAGAAATTATCGAAGCAAGATGAAGCGCGTATAGAATGGATAACTGATTTTATTATCAACTGTGGTACTACAGGAAATTCTTGGCATGGCGATACGTTTGGAACTTTTTTACGAAAAATCGTAAGAGATTCATTAGAATTGGACCAAATGACTTTTGAAGTAGTTAGAAATAGAAAAGGTATACCACAGGAATTTATTGCAACAGACGCTGCTACTTTTAGATTAGCAGATTCATTTGATTCAGATGAATATCGTAGAAGTCAAAGATTAGAAGTAAATGGTTATTACCCACAATACGTTCAAATATTCAATAATCAACCAATAGCAGATTTTTATCCGTGGGAATTATGTTTTGGTATACGTAATCATTATACTGACGTTAAATTAAATGGATATGGCGTATCTGAACTTGAAAACATTATTAATGTAATAACGTGGATGCTTTATTCAGATACTTATAATGGTAAATTCTTTTCTCAAGGTTCTGCACCTAAAGGTATTATAAAAGTATCGGGAGCGGTTAATGAAGCAAGACTAGCTGAATTTAGACAACAATGGATGTCTATGGTTGCTGGAGTACAAAATGCTTGGAGAACACCTGTAATGGAAGCTGAAAAAATGGAGTGGATTGATTTACAGCGAAATAACAGGGATATGGAGTTCACTAAGTGGCAAGAATATCTAATTAAGTTATCATGCGCTAGTTATAAAATCGACCCAGCTGAAATTGGTTTTCCGATGAATGGTTCTTCTGAATCAAAACCTATGTTTGAAGGTAACAATGAAGCTAGATTAAAATATTCAAAAGATAAAGGTTTGCAACCGTTACTTAAATTAATTGAAAACAAACTCAATAAATATGTAGTAAACGCTTTAGATTCTAATTTTGAATTTAAGTTCGTTGGTCTTAATCCTGAATCAGAATCTGAAATAGTTGATTTAGATATTAAGAAAGCTCAAAACTTTATGTCTCTTAAAGAAGTACGTAAAAAATATAATTTACCAGAACTTCCTGAAGACGAAGATGATATAATTCTTAATCCATATTATTTCCAAATGTGGTCTCAAAAACAGGCTGCGAAGCAACAAGGTAATCCTGATAGTAACGAAGCTATGGCTGGCGAATTTCCTGGTCAAGGTTTTGATGAAGAAAAACAGCAAGATGTTAATTATCAAGACTTCATGAGTTCTTATGGTAAAGAAGATAAAGAAGACCCTTTCGCTAAAGCGTTTAATGATTTTTTAAGTAAAGAAAATAATGGATAAAAAATTCGATGAAATACAGAAATCTCATATATTTTCTAATTTTACTAATAGTATAGAAGATATATTATCTAAAGGCGGTAAAGGTTCTGGTAGAAAAAAGTTAGAGAGTAAAACTCTTGAAGAGCTTAAGAAAATTTATTTTCATAATAAAGGCATAATAGAATCTACTAGAAGACAAGAAAATAGTCCTACAGCAAATACTATTAAATTAAGTAAAGAAAATAAATTAATAGAAGAAATAGTTAACAATAAAACATATAAACAATGAGCAAGTATTTTACAAATTTGAATGACTTTAATAACATTAAAGCCAATAATATATCTAAAGGATTTTTAAAATCAGAAGAAGAATCTGATAAAAAACAAGACGATAAAGAAGAAAAAGAGGACAAATAATGCCAACAGTAAAAAAGGTACAATACAAAGATAGAGCACCATATTCTATAAATGAATCTATAGAAAAGAAATTTCAGAGTAGTTATAATAACGCTTTGAAAAATATTTTTGTAAATTTGTCTAATACGATTGTTAAATTCAACAAACAAACTTAATATGTTCGACTTAATAGCAAAACATAATGCTGAGCAGGCAAAAAGAATAGCTGATAATTTTATAGAAAAATCTCAGTCTGACGAATTAGAAAAAGGTAAAAAAGCGACTATAGGCGAAGTTCGTGATTGGAAAGGCGAAAAGTGGAAAAAGCAAGTAGATGGCTGGGTTAGAATTTCTGATGGTAAAAAAACTGCTAAAATCGAAGAACATGAAGTAGATAAACAAGACGCTAAAGATTTAGCTGAAAATAAAAAAGGCGGAGCTGAAAAAAATAAAGGTTTAGGTTTATTTTCAGACGAGCATTTATTTGCTAATGTAAGATTATCGCATACACCAGAATCACTTACAAGTTCTGTAAAAAACATTTTATCACAACCACAGTTAGATAAACCAGCTAAAGTAGTTCAATTATTCGAAAACGGTTTACATATTCACGAAATAGTTAATGTATCTGGAACGCCGCTTTCTGCTACTATTGATTATATCAATAAAGCTAAAAAAAGTGGTAGATTCAATAACGCTGCTTCAACTTCAGGTTCTATAAATCAAGAAACAAAAACAGAATTACAATTAGACGATATTGAATTACCAGAAGTATCTGTAGAAGATAGATGGCAATCATATCAACATTATGGTATGATGGTAGGGCTTAAGAGACAAAAAGCTATGTTTGCTTATGGTTCAGGTGGTGTTGGTAAAACTTATGAACTTCTTGATAAAGAAAATGGCGTATTCTCACGTTTAAAATTACGTAAAGGCGACTTAAACCCAGTATTAGATGAAGTAGACGAAAATGGTCAAGCTTTAGATACACAAGGCGGCGATTCAGAAGATTCTATTGTAGGGTCTAATCCTCAAACAGGTGAAAGATTTTTGAAAAAAGATAAATACGATTATATTACTATAACAGGTAAATTAAGTGCAACTAGAATGTTTGAATTAATGCAAGAGCATAATGGTAAAATTCTAGTATTTGATGATTGTGATTCTGTACTTACTACTGGCGATGATGGTGTTAACGTATTAAAAGGTGCTTTAGATACTTCAGGTGATGGAACTATATCATGGGAAGGTAAAGGAACTTTAAAATCAGGTTATGCTGGTATAAAAGGTGCTAAAGCTGTAACTGATAAAAACGGTAAACCTTCAGGAGTTTATAATTTACCTAAAACTTTCAAATTTACTGGACAGGTAGTATTTATTTCAAATTTACCAGATAATAAAGTACCACAACCTTTACGTTCTCGTTCATTAATGATTGATTTAACTATGAACCGCGAAGAAACTTTATCTAAAGTTAAAAGAATCGCACCATTAGTTAAATTTAAAGACCCTGATGGTAATATCATTAATGTTTCTGATGAAAATAGACAAAAAGCTGTTGATTTTATGGAGAAGTATTTAAGTAAAATTAATGAAAGCGATTTGAATATGAGAACATTTAATAAAATAGCTTTAACTTATCAAACAATAGCTGAATTCGGTTCTAGTTTAGACCCAGAAAAAGTAGTTGCTGCTTCATTATTTCCACGTAAAAAATAAATTTAAAAGATATGGACGCGAATATTAAACAAAAAGATTTAAAAGATATGTCTAATAAAGAATTAGACGCTTTGTATGCATCTTTATCTAGAGGTTGCGGCAATGGTGAACCTAATTCTGAAATGATTGAGATTGAAAAAATTATGTCTGCTAGATATGAAGAATATTCTAGCCAATCTTCAAAATAAAAAATGTTTACAGCTAATCAGATAGAGACATTATTAAATATAATTAGGACGCAGCATATATTATTTATAGCTACTCAAATTGGTCCTGAAATGTTATCTGATTCTGAATTAAGCATATTAAGAGAAATAGGATTTGACGTTAACGATATAAAACTTACCCCATTTGAAGAAATGTTTAGATGGGGTATGTTATCTTCATCAATAGGTTTAAAAAAAGCAAAAAATTTTAAATACGACGAATTTAAAAGATTTGTACAGTCAGGTAATTATTTACCACTTACTCCAGTAGAAAGAACTGCATATAATATATCACAAAGACAAGCTGCTTCTGATATTAGAGGTTTAGGTAATAGAATATCTCAACAAACTGGACAGATTCTTATTGAAGCTGATAGAAATCAGCGTAAACAGTATGAAAAAATAATAACTGAAGAAACAGCATCTAATATTAAAAATAGAGGTACTATATCAAATTTAGTTTCAAATTTAGGACACAGAACAGGCGATTGGGCTAGAGATTTTGGTAGAATATCTGATTATGTAATGCATCAGGCTTATGAAGAGGGTAGAGCTGCTCATATAATGAGTCAACATGGCGCAGACGCATTAGTTTATAAAAAAGTGTTTAAATCAGCTTGTAAAAAATGTATTGAGTTATATTTAACGAAAGGATTTGATAGTCAACCAATATTATTTAAGTTATCAGATTTGATAGATAACGGGTCTAATATTGGTAGAAAAGTTTCAGAATGGTTGCCTGTAGTAGGACCTACTCACCCTTGGTGTAGATGTATGTTAGTTTACGTTGACCCTAATTACGAATGGTCTGAAGAAGATGGCGATTTTACTAAACCTAAAGAATATCAAAGAAGAGTAACGCGGCAATCAAGAGTAACAGTAACAATTGGTGATAATAAAGTATCAGTATGATAACAGATTTTTTAAATAAATTAAAAAGAGGTTTAGGTTTAGATGAATTACATAACTTAAATAAGTTAAAAAAGGAACTAAATTTATGTAAATCTCAGATAAACGAATTACACGAATCGTTTGATGTTTTGGAAAAAGCTGAACAAGACACTCACTTTGATAGATTAGAGTCACTCTATTACAAAGAAAAAGAATTGTCTAATAAATTTTCACAGCTGTTAGAAAATTATCTTATTAAGTCAGAAAATAGCGAGTTAAAATATAAACAAGCTATGACAAAATCTTTAGGTAAAAAACGCGATGAAATGCCTCAAGTAGATTCTGAAAATATTACAGACTTCGTATTACATTTTAGCAATAAAGCTGGTGTTAAAAAAGTTGATAAAAAAATATCTTCATTAAAACCTTCTCAAGATGAAATAAATGAGCAAAAAGTTTTAAGTATTGTTGCTGATAATCTAGAAGATGATACTGATAAAAAAGAAACTATATATATAATATCGAAAGATAATTACATATTAGATGGTCATCATAGATGGGCTGCTGATTTACAAATTGACAGTAAAAAAATTGTAAAGTGTTACAAAATAAATCTATCAGCTAAAAAACTAATAAAGCGCGCAAATAGTCTTAAAATGACCAAACGCGTAGATATTGATGATAATACGTTTAAAAAAGCTATTACTGTAATTGCGATGGCAAGAGCTAAAGGTTTTATAGAAGGTGATTTATTGAATTTAGTAAAGGCTAGAACTGGAAATCTTATACCAGTTACTAAGACAGTAATTAAAAATGGTAAAAGACATAGTCAAATATTTTGGGTTGCACCTGATAGAGCTAATGAACTTAGAGGTAATGTTATAGTCCGTTCAGAAGAAAAAGATAATAGAAATATTATATCTGATTATTCTGACGAAAATAAGAAAAAACACGCAAAATTATTTGAAAGACAAAAAACTGACGATTCTATTACTAACGTGGGTGATAGAGTTAATGTAAAATATAAAGGTAGAACTTCTAATGAAAATTTTTCATTTAAAGATTTGACTGTAGTAGGCGTAGAGCATGACCATATATCAGTTAGATTAAATGAAGACGTTATATCTGATAAAAAATATTCAGATGGCACAAAAATAGTTTTTAGAAAAGGCGCTGTAATTAAAATACCTAAAGTTAATAATAAAAAATGGAGCGACACTAATAACTATGAATTAAGTATAGAAGATGAAGAAAGACAAGAGCGTATTAAAAATTTAACCTTTATAGAACATATTCAAGATTATGCTAAAAACGCTCGCGAAAAAGGTTATTCTATATATGAAGATGTAATTGGCGCAGACGAAGAGTATATTAAATCAAGATATGAACCATTTTTCGCTAAATATGGTAAAAAATTTGACCCTATAAAAATGTTTGATGAATGTAAAGAACATATAGTTAATCATTTTGGTGAAGGTACTGAAGTTAAAGCTAAATTTGGTAGACATGGTTTTGACATTTATGCTTATAAAGATGGTAAACAAGTTATGGTTACTAATAGAAACTTTAAAGACGGCGTTCCTTTTGTACACCCTTCTAAAACAAAAGGTATGTATCATGCTTTATTTGCAATTAATGATAAAAAATACTGGGGTGGTGGTTTAGCAAAAAAATTATTCTGCTCATATTACGACCAATATAAAAAGATGGGTTTAGAATTTTTATCAGTTACAGCTGGTTTACAATCTGGACCATACGTTTGGCCTTCATTTGGATTTTATGGTAGTATAGAAAAAGCAACTCACGTATTAAGTCAATTTAAAGAAGGTAAAACTAGAGAAATTTATAAAAAATATACAGAACAAGACCCTAGCGTAGAAAAAGCTTATAGAGACGGTAATAAAATCTATATTAAATACGTAGATTCTCAAGAACCAGTAGACGTTACTAATGAAATGATTAATAGTTCAGGTATCGATTATACTCAAGATAAAGAAATTTTAGAAATAGCAAAACAAGAAGTTTCAAGTATTAATGAGTCTGGCGGTTTTATAAGTGAAGACGTAGAAAACGATATCGTAGATTTATGGGAAAAACACGTTGGCGGCGCTATGGGCGAACAAACTACTTGGCAGGAAGCTTTAAATCAAATAGATAGAGCTATACAGGCTAAAGAAGGTGATAAAATAAAAAAATACGCTGTAGATAATAGTGGCGATGTATACGAACCCGCATCTTCAATAAATCATACAATTACACAAGAAGAGGAACAAGAAGCTAATAGAGTTTTTAGCGATTTTATTAGACGCAACCCTAACGCTAAAACCTTTCCTAATACACTTTTTACAGCAAATCCGATATTAAGACAAGCTTCAAAAGTTGCTTATTTAAGTTCAGGAGGTGCAAGTTATTATGTAGATTTAACAAATGAGGCGCATAGAAAAGATTTTGAAAAAAGGATAAAGTATAACGAATACATAAAAGAAAGAGATGCAAAACAATAATAGCGAATCAATATCTATGCTTGACGCTATAGATGACATAGAAGCTGATGTATTAAGCATTTATTTACATGGCTTTGATGAAAATGTTTCTGAAGAAGAAAAAGTTGAGAAACTGTCTGAAATGTTTAAAATTTCAACTCATGAAGTTGAGCAAATTATAAAAGATGAATAAAAAAGATAATTTTAAGTTTTTCGTACCTCTTGAAATCGAAAAAGCAAAAAATGCTGAAGGTAAAGAAGTTATGAAAATTGCCGGAATTGCTTCAACTATCGATAGAGATAGTGACGGCGAAGTACTTGACCCTTCGGGATTTGACTTAAGTTATTTTATGAATAACGGTTTTATAAACTGGCATCATCAAGCTAAAGATAAACCTGAAGCAATTATAGGTGAACCTACAAAAGCAGAAATACGTAAAGAAGGTTTATACGTAGAAGGTGAATTATATCCCGAATCTAAATTAGCTCAACAAGTTTATGAATTAGCGAAAGGCTTAGAAAAATCTTCTAAAAGTAGAAGATTAGGTTTTTCAATAGAAGGTAAAGTTATAGAAAGAGATTTGTTAGACGAAAGATTTGTGAAAAAAGCTAAAATAACAGGTTTAGCCATAACACCTACGCCAAAAAATTCAAATACTATTTTAGATATTATTAAAGGAAATTTCAATGATTTTGATGATGAATTATTAGATGTAAATAATATCGACTCAAACGGCGGTTCTACAACTATATTAGATGTGTTAAGGCCTAATGGCGATAGAATCACTGTCGATTCAAATTACAAGATTAAGGTAATATCTAAAAGCGCAAGTACTGAAAATGCAGGTATTTTATCACCCGCTTCTGTCGATGATGATTTAAAGAACTTACAGAAAAGTACTGAAGAGGAACAAGAAACTGATTTAACAAAAAACAAAAAAAAGGATAAATTTGCAATAAATAAATCTGAAATTTTTGTTGAATTACTTAAAGCGACAGATAACGCAAAATTATCTAAAAGTATTATCAATAAAATAAAATTCAAAGACATGAGTAAACCTACAATTTCAATCGACCAATTACAAAAAGCTCTTACTGATATCGGAGTTGATGTAGATATGGATTTATTAAAAGCCAACATTCAAGAAGAAGCTGAAAATAAAGAAAAAACTGAATTAGAAAAAGCTATTGAAGCTAAACAGTTAGAATTAGAGCAGCTTAAAACTAAACATTCTGAAATAGTTAAAGGTAAAGTAGAAGTAGAAGATTCTAAAAAACCTGAAGTTTCAAATGAAGAAGAAGAGGAGGAAGAAGAAGAAACTGAAGAAGTAGAAAAAGGTAAAGATTCTAAAGCTACAGTTGCTGAAGTGAAAAAAGAGGTTGAAGAAAAAATGGAAGGTAAAAAATCTGAAGAAATTGAAAAAGGTTTAAATGATACTTTAGAAAAAAGTATAGACAGTAAACTTCAAAAAGGTCAAGATACTTTACTTACTAAGTTTGAAGAACTTTTTAAAGGTTTTACAGAAAAAATAGACGAAAGACTTTCTCATATTGAAAATCAACCAGGTCAAAGAAAATCTGCTGCATCTCTTAATTTTATTGAAAAATCATTTGGCGGTGCTGATGATAAACAAAACGAAAATAAAACGTCTTTATCTTTATCAAGACAAAGACAGCAAATAAGTAATGTACTTTTAGCTAAATCAGGTATAGAAAAAGGCGAAACAAACGAATTTTATGCAAATGCTATGATGCAGTTTGAAGCTACAAGTTCTTTATCAAAAGCTGTAATGCAAGACTTATATACAAACGAAAATATATTGATAACACAATAATTTTTAATCGTACTTTAATAATCGGTAATTAATAACAATTTTTAAAAGATGTTACAAAACAATTTAGGCGTAAGTCTTCAAGACTACCAAGGCGGTAATTACGATGGACAAGCATTATTTGATAATGCTAATGTATCGGCTGAAGAACTTTCTGAATTGAGTAAAGCTTTAGAAGCTGGTTCACTTACTGGACGTAGCGTTGCAGATTCAACAACTGCAAGTGGTGCTCCTTTAAAAGTTGAATCTCTTGAGAATACTTTAAAGGTTCTTACTTTTAAAGAAAGCGATATTCAATTTTGGAAAAGAATACCTAAACTTCCAGCTTATAATACAGTTGAGGAGTTTAATCAATTAGCTTCTTATGGTACAGAAGCAGGCGTATTTACAAATGAAGGAGAACTTCCACGTGAAGAAGATTCATTGTATGTACGTAGAGCTGAAATCGTGAAATTCTTAGGTGTTACTAAGATTGTTTCACACCCTATGCAGCTTGTAAAAACACACATAGGTTCGATCGTTCAACAAGAAATCAAAAATGGTACTTTATTCTTGTTAAGAAAAGCTGATAGAGCTTTAATGTACGGTGATTCTAATATCATCCCGCAAGAATTTAATGGATTCTTAGCTCAGCACAAAAAAGCTTGGAATAACTATAACGACTATATGAATAGCGAAGTAGTTATCGACTTAAGAGGTAAAACTCTTAAAGAGGCTAACATCGAACAAGGCGCATTATCGATTATCTCTAACTTCGGTCAAGCGAATTTGTTAATGGCTCCTCCAGTAGTTCTTTCAGATTTTGTTAAGAATTTCTACGAAGCTAAATTCATTCAACCAAATACTCCTGCTCTTACAGCTGGTGTAATGGGACAAAGAGTTCAAAAATTCCAGTCTCAATATGGTGAAATCGAGTTAGGTTATGATATTTTCTTAAATGCTAACCCACCTCGTAAAACTACAGATGCTGCGACTCATACTCAAGCACCTGCTGTACCAGTTGCAGATGGCGTTGCTCCAACAGCTACTCCTGCTGATGCTGCTTTTACAAAATTCAATACTGCCGGAGATGCGGGTGATTACTACTATGCAGTAGCAGCTAAAAATAGATTCGGTGAATCTACTTTATTAGATATTAATGCTGGTGTTTTAGTATCAGTAGCGTTAAACGATGCTACTGATTTAAAATTCACAGCTGGTGGTGGTGCATTCCCAGCTACTGGATTTGTAATTTACCGTTCTAAAAAGAATCCTGCTGGAACTATTGCACAGACAGAACTATATCCTATATTCGAAGTATCAGTTGCTGAATTAGGCAGCGGTTACGATGGAGGTGCTGCTGGAATTATCCGCGATAGAAACAGATTCTTAGCTGCTTGTAATCAAGCTATTTTAACTCAATCTGATGATGAGGTATATAGCTTTAAACAACTAGCTCCATTAATGAAAATGGATTTAGCTGTATTATCACCAGCAACAAGATTTATGATTCTTATGTATGGTACTCCAATGTTATACGCACCTAAGAAAATGGTACGTTACGTAAATATTGGTAGAGAAGTTTAATCTTCAATAAGCATCAATAAATAATTAAAAGAGGGATTCTATTATACGAATCCCTTTTTTTTTTAAATTTATATTCAATTATTGTTTAATAGAAAATAAAAACACAATGGCAAAAATTAAAACATCATTATTGCATAGAGCAAATAAAAAAGTTAGTTTTGATACTTTAGGTATAATTTCATTTAATGAAAATTGCGAAGCTGAAATTGATGATTCTAAATTAGATGAGTTAAAGAAAATAGATACTTCTATATTTGTACCCGGCGATAAATCGTTAAAAGACATAGACGTAGATTCAGAGGAAGTAAAACCTGAATCAAATAATAACGATGAAACTTTAGATTTATCTGTTATGAATGTAAAACAGTTAAAAGAATGCGCTAAAGAATCTAATCTACCTGAAGAAGAGTGGAAGAATCTTAAAAAAGAAGAGTTAATAGCTTATTTACAAAGTAAACTTTAATAATTAAATGCCTACACTATCTTTTAATACAAAGTTCAAAAAAAATGAGGGTTTAGTAATAAGCCCTCAAGAACTTCTTGATTTATATTTTTATGGTATAACCATTAAAGAACCTAATGGTTCTAATATGCCTATAAGTACTATAAAGCAATTTATACTTTCTGCTCAAAGTGAAATAGAGAAGTGGTTAGGCATTAAACTTATTAGACAGGTAGTAAGTGAACAAAAAGATTTTTATAGAAACGACTGGTATTCTTGGGGTTATATAAGAACAACATATCCTTGTGTTTCACCTATTTCTTTAGACGGATATATAGGTGACGTTAAACAAATTTCATATCCAACTGAATGGTTAAGTGCTAGAAAAACTAGTGACGGCGAATTATACCATAGACATATTTATTTAGTACCTTCTACTAATTCACCTACTAGTCACCAAGTTGTTTATACTGGTATAACACCACATTTATCTTTAATGGGGAATGGACAAGTACCAAACTACTGGCATTTAGAATATGAAACAGGTTTTTGTAAAATACCTCACGATTTATTAAACGCTATAGGAATGTTAGCTGCTATAAATATATTTTATATAATGGGTGATATCATAATGGGTAATCCAGGTATAGGTAATCAATCTATTTCGATTGATGGTTTAAGTCAATCTTTATCTGCTAAATCAGACGGATATGGTGCTCGTATAAAAGGATATTTAGAAGCTTTAAATGGTACTAGTAGTGGAGGCGGTTTAAAAGAAAAATTATACAACTATTATAAAGGATTTACTATAAGTTCATTTTAATGGCAAAAGAAGTAAAATTACAGCAGGCACCTATTAATATTAATAAACCCACAGCAAGTTTTATTAAAAGCGACTTTGACGCTGTTATATTTAATCAAGGTTATGATGTTATAATTGAAAAAGCATTAAGATGCCCGTGTAAATCTAAAGGTGCTGATAATTTATCAAATTGCCAAAACTGTGGTAGTACTGGTTGGGTTTTTATAAATTCTATAAAAACTAAAGCTATAATACATTCTCAAAATCAAACTACTAAATTCAAAGACTGGTCAGAAGAAAATTTAGGTAATGCTAACGTTACTGTTAGAGATATAGACAGATTAGCTTTTATGGATAGAATAACTGTTCTGCAAGGAGAATCAATACATACTCAAACAGCTTATCCTAATTTCTATAAAAATAAATTATTTTCATTTTTAGATTATAAACCTAAAGAAATAACTGAAGTTTTTATGTTTAATAAAGCTTCAGAAAAATTGGTTTTATTACAACCAGATATAGATTATACCATAGATGATATGAAAATAATCTTATCTTCAACATTTGGAAATATAGAAAACTTAACTTTATCTTTAAGATATATACATGCGCCTCAGTATTATGTTATAGATGTAAGAAGAGACGTTATGGTTTCTAATGCTTCTGAATTAGGTTCTAAAAGAACACCTACGCAAATGCCAATATCTGCTATGTGTAGAAGAGCTCATTATGTTTTAGATAAACAAAACTATAATTCAGATTTAATATTTGATAATTCATATATTGAAGATACGTGCAAAATAAAACAAGATACTTGTAATTAATGATTGGACCGATTCATATAGACTTAAGTGAATTACAGCAAGAATTCGCTCTTAAAGAGACTCAAGTTGAAGAGTTGGGTGTAACATTGGTAAATGCTATAACTGACAGGATATTCAATAATTGGCGTGTCTCTGCTATGAATGGTTTAAACTCTACTCGTAAAAGTTATATACAAGCTTTAAATATAGGTGAGATATCTTCTACTAAAAAATATATTCAATTAACGGGCGTTTGGCCTAATATGATTGAAAACGGTTTTGGTGCTTTCGACATGAAACCGGGTATGTTAGGTTCAAGTAAAGCTAAAGTTACTAAAAAAGGTACTAGATTTATAACAATACCTTTTAGATGGGCTTCATCTGGTTCTATAGGTGAATCTGAAGTATTTGCTAACGTTATGCCTGTAGAAATAAATACTTTAGTTAGAAGATTAAGACCTACTACTACAAATATAAGTTCTAGAACTAATTCTGGTGGTGGTTTACAATTAAAGCAATTACCTAAAGATTATCAAATACCTAAATCTAGAGGAGCGTTCTCTGATTTAAAATCTAGAACAACTTATCCACAGTATACGCATAAAGGTTCTATTTATGAAGGTATTATTAGAAATGAAACTACTTACGAAAGAGCTACTCAAAGCAGTTATGTTAGTTTTAGAAGAGTATCTGAAAAATCAGACCCTATGTCGTGGATTCATAAAGCACAAGCGGCTAAAAATTTCGCTGAACAAGGTTTAAAGAAAACAGATGTCGCATCGATAACTGATAGAACTATAGATGAATTTTTATCAAATGCAGGTTTTTAATGAGTAATCAAATAATAATACCGGAAATAACTTTATTTAAAATACTAGAGACTATAATAAAATTTATAGAAATAGATTTTAATAATACTACAGATGAAAATAAAACAATGCTGTTTAAAATATTTGGTGATAATCAAGTAGGTAAGTTTAATTTTTACGAACAGGCGAAAGATATATTTCTTAGAGACAATGCGCATCCTAGACAGATAGCAGTAAGAATGATGTTTGATGCTCAACGCGCTAATTTACCTACAATACATATATCTTTACCAAGTGAATCACCAGGCGCAGATGGTATCGGCGTAGATGAAGGGTATCAAGAGAACGATGTAGATACTGAAAATAGAACAGTTAATAAAACTTATACTAGAATGTTTGATACGCAATATAATTGTATTATAAGCTCAGATAATTCTACAGAGGTATTATTGATTTATCATTTATTAAAATCTATGTTAATAGGTATTTTCGACACTATGGAGTTTTCAGGATTAAGAAATCCTAAATTATCTGGTCAGGATTTACAAATTAACAGCGATATTGTGCCTCCACATATATTTACGCGGGGTGTAGGTATAAGTTGCTCGTACGAACAAACAGTATCTAACGTTCAGCAAGAGAAGTTTATAGAAACATTTAAGCTTATACATAGTATAAGTTAAACATAAAATTTTAAATTTGTATTAATATGAATATACAACAATTCACACAAAAGTTCGGTTTTTCGCAAAGAGATACATTTGCTGCTGAAAAAATGTATTCAGGTTTAGAAAAAAATGAATCTGATTGGATTAAAGAATTAAAGGGAAAATTCTCTTTTAACTTTACTGAAGAAGATAAAAGTAAAAATAATTCACGTAAAAATAAAGCAGAATAATGGCAACAGTAGTAACATTTGGTAATAGAAATATTATAGAACCAGGAGTTTATTCTCAAATTAAAGCTAACGTTAGTTCTAATCCTACACCTTTTTCAACAGGTAATGTATTAATTATAGATACAGGAGAAGGCGCTGGTTTTGGTGGTGGTTCTGGTATTAGCGGAGATATAGCTAATGGTATCGATTCAGTTTACGGTTTCGATAATCTATCTGAATTTAGACAATTCGTAAGAGGTGGTTTACTTTGGGACTTAGCTGAATATTTATTCATTCCAGTAAATGGAGCGCAAGGTGTACCAAAAATATTTTTAGTAAAAGCTGCAATAACTACAGCTGCTAAAATTACTTATACATTTACTGCTGGTGCTAATGGTGGTACATTTGCTGTTAGATGTAAAAATGAAGGTACTGCTGGAAACGGTGTTTTAGGTGGAGTAGGTGATACTAAAGTAAGAAAAGGTTACGCTGCTAATCTTAAAACAGGAGTTATTGATAATGCTAAATATTATATAGAATTTACAGAAGGTACTTTCAAAGGTTTAGATAGCGATAACGACCCTTACGATGGACAAGCTGCTTTACTTTGCAATCCTATAGTTATAGCTCGTTCTCCTGAATTTATTTCTATAAATGAACTTATAGATTGGGCAAAAGGTGATTATTCATTTAATGCTAGATTTGAATTAGATGCAACTACAGCTGTAATAGGTACAGGTGATTTAGTTGTTGGAGATTATACTGCTAATAATAGTATTAAATTAGCATCTGGTGGAACAGACGATTATTCATCTATAGCATACGACTCTGTATTAGCTTCAATAGGTGAAGTTGATTATACATTCGTATTATCGTTAAAGAATGCATCTAATGCGCAGGGAGTTGAAAATACTAAATTATTATATCACATAACGCAAGAAGCTGAATTTAAGAAATTTATGTTCGTAGGTGGTGGTAATAATGAATTAGCTTTTGACCAAGCTGGTGGTTCTATTGAGATAGCTCAATATTTTGATTCAGCTTACGCTGTAGTATGTCATTCAGGTTTTAAACAAAATGTTCAATTTTCTGCTCAAAAGAAAATTAAATCATCATTATATCATGCAGCTTTAGTTTGTGGAAGACTTGCGGGTTTACAACCTCAAACTTCTGGTACATTTAAAACTCTTAGAGCTAAAGAATGGAATCATCAATTAACTCAGTCTCAAAGAGAAATAGCTTTACAAGCTGGTGTATTACATAACAGATATGTACCTAATTTAGGATATGTTATAAATCAAGCTATTAATACGCTTCAGAAAAATACACAGTTAATAAATCCAGACGGAACATCGGCTGAAATATCAGTTATGAGAATAGCTGAACAATTAAATAAAGAACTTGTATTAAATATGCGACCTATATTTGTAGGACAAAATTTAAACACAGCTTCACCAGCAGACGTTAAGGCTTGGATGGAAGGTTATTTAACTTTAAAAACTGCTACTAGAACTCAAGATAATTTAATTATCCGTTTTTCTAATGTATCGGTTATACAAAAGCAAGATTATTACGAAATTTCGTATAACTTTGTACCAAATAGCCCTCTTAATAAGTTATTTATAACTGGATTTATTTTAGACGCAAATTTAACAGCATAATTTATTATGAATCAAATCTGTTACATATATAAAATTCTTTGTTTAACTAATGGTAAAATTTATATTGGTTCAACAAATAATTTTGAAAATCGTAAAAAAGTGCATTTAAAATCATTAAGAAGTAACAATCATACTTCTAGATATTTACAGAATGCATATAATAAATATGTTATAAGAAATTTTGAATTTTATATTTTAGAACATTGTGATTCAGAAAATAGATGGGCGAGAGAACAGTTTTATATCGATAGTTTACAGCCAGAATTTAATGTTTCAAAAAATGCTTTTGGCGGTGGTACATTTTTTAATGAACCCTGGAATAAAGGAAAGAAAATGTCTAATCAATATAAAGAAAATGTATCTAAAGGAACTAAAAAAGCTATGCAAGACGAGTTTGTAAAACAAAAACAATCTCAATCTATGAAAGGTAGAACCCCTTGGAATAAAGGTAATAATACATCAGAAGAAACTAAATTAAAACAGAAATATATTCAGTCGAATAGAAGCTGGAATAATAAAATATCTGAATCTAAAAAAGGTAAACCTAATATTAACGAAAGAAAAGAAGTTATTAGATACTGCTCTGATTCGGGAGTTGATATTAAATATTATTGTAGTACTTTTGTAGCTGCTGAAGATAATAATATTAAATCTGAACGAAAAATACAGCGTTTGTGCAGATTACACGACAAAGGTAAAATAACTGGTTTTAAATATAAAAATTAATAAATATGGCAAATAAAGTGCTCACTGCGCCCCTTGCAATTATTAAGGTAAACGGCGTTGCTGTTGGTAAAATGAAAAATATAAGAATACAGGAAAATATCAGAAGAGGTAGAGTTTCTGGTTTAGGTCAATTAACACCTGACGAATTACCTGCTTTAGAATGGTCAGGTACTCTTTCTTGTGGATTTTATAATATTACTTTTGATGTATCACAATTACCTAAAGCTATTGTACGAAAAGTAAATACTTTAGATGAATTTGTAGATACAGTTCTTTTACAAGAAAATGGTGTTCAAGTTGATATTATGAAAAAAGTAGCAGCTTCATTACCTGACCCTGTAACTGGTATTATACCTTCTCAACTTCAAATATTTGCTTCTGTTAAAGGATGCTTTATTACACGTGAAGGTTTTGATATTCAAGAAGGTCAAATATCTGGTAAAGATGCTGATTTCGATTACACTACACCAATATTATATCCTTTATAATAAATAACACATGGAAAAACAAATTAAACTTAAGGTTCTCGGAAAAGATTGCATCGTAAAATATCCTAATGTAGGACAAGTTTTAGAGATAGAGTCTTTAAAATCTGCTTTAACAAACGGTACTTACGGTGATTTAGTAAGAATGAATACACGTAGTTCAAATCAGGCTTTAGATATAGCTGATACAATAGCTACATTTACTGTACTTATACCAGAATTTCGTGAAACATTAAATGTAAAATCTTATACAGAATTAGACCCATTTGATGCTAAAAAACTGGTTGTAGTATATAAAAATAAATTTTTTCCTTGGTATAACGAAATAAACAAGGAGTTACAAAGTTTTGGTGAAGACGATGAAGAATAAAAAAAAAGTTTTGGGAGTGAATTAAAGGATTTTATCTTAAGATGGAATCAGTTATATCCTTTTGATTATCTTTATCGTAAAAAATACAATATACCATTTGGAAGTCCTGAGCATAGGGCTTCCAATTTTATTTTAATGGCTACTGATTTGAAAGAAGATAAGATGATAGTAAAATATTTAGAGGAAATCAGATTAGCTAGTGAAGATGGTTTTAATTCTAATAATAAATCTTCTAAAATGTCTCAAAGCGAGATTGACGAAGAATTTGATAATTTAGATATAGAAAAATTTAATTCTCAATAAAAATGTCTACTAGAAATACGCGCATAGATGTAGAGGTTAATACACAGAACGCAAAAAATCAGCTTAGAGAGATTGCGAATGAAGCTACCCGTGTAAACAATCAAATAAATAATCAGCGGGGTTCTAGTACACAATCTTCAAGTTCACAAAGTTCTGATTCTCGTTCTTCAAGTTCACAAAGTTCTGATTCTCGCTCTTCAAGTTCACAAAGTTCTGATTCTCGTTCTTCAAGTTCACAAAGTTCTGATTCTCGTTCTTCAAGTTCACAAAGTTCTGATTCTAGAGCGCAAGATGTTATCAGCGCTATATCTCAAATGAGACAGCACTCTGATAAAAAAGCTCAAGATATAAGTAGACAATTTAATGATTTAAGGTCTGCTAATATTAGAGAATACGAAGAATATTCTAAAAAACATGCTGCGGGTCAAATATCAGACGATGAGTTTGCGAATTATAAAAAGGGTTTTTTTGAAAATCAGACTCAATCTTTTCAAGATGAAAGAGACGAATTATCTGAAAATCAAAAAACGACAAATGAACTTATACAGGAGTTAATAGATAAACAAGACGCTAAAACTAAAGCTGAAGTAGAATCTTCTCAAAGAGATTCTAAAGAATTTAAAGGCGAGGGTATATTAAAAAAATTATTTTCAAAAAGGTCTGCTTTAATGGAGGCGCGCATGAATGCAACTTCTGACGCTGAATTAAAAGATATAAATAGACAATTAAATAGAGTAAATAAAGATATTTCAAAAAAATCTGGTGGTAGTGGTTCTATAGCAGATACTATAACAGCCGGTGGACAATTTACTGAATCAGTTATTTCAGGTAACGCACCTCAAGCTACTTTAGGTTTATTAAGTAAAGCTGGTCCTTGGGGAATGGCTGCAGCAGCTGTTTTAGCAGCAACAGCTGGCGGTATTTTTGCGACTAATAAAAGAGAAGATGCAATATCTGGTATAACTTCTTATAGAGCTTTAGGTGATAGAGATGTTATAGGTAAATCTGTTATAGATACTAATATTAGTAGATATAACATGACGCCAGAAGAATTTATTAATAAACGAAAAGAGTTATTATTATCAAGTGGTAAATATCAAGCAGGTTCTGTTCAAAATACTTTAGATGCTGTTAGATTAGAAAAAGGTTACGGTATAGATAACGTATCGGGACTATCAACAAATGAAAGACAGGATAAATATGCTAAAAGCACTTCAGATAATATACTTGAAATGCTTAATGTATTAGGTCAGATACGCGATGGTTCTATATCTGCTGAAGATTTAACTTTAGCTAATGAGAAATCTCAGTTAATGTATAGACTTCAATCAAGTCAAGTTTCAAGACAAGAAACTTTCGATAATAAACAAGTACTTGGTTTAATGACAGCGTTTGAAAAATTAGGCGGTGAAGGTAAAGACCAAAGAGCTGGTGATTTTATCGAAGGTACTTTAGGCGCATTGCGCGAAGGTGGTAGTCAAAACATGATGATGTTAAAACATCAATTTGCTTTACAAGCGCACCCTGAATTAGCTGACGACCCAGCTGCTATAGCTAGAATTATAGAAGAAGGTACTGACCCTAGATATATAACTTCTTCTCTTAAAGGTTTAAAAAATATGTTTGGCGGTAATAAACAAGCTGAATATTTTGGTTTTAAAGAATTTTTTAAAGGTTCTGGACTTACAGCTTCTATGCGAGAAAAAGTAATGCAATTAGCTGGTAGTGAAGAAGGTTTAAAAAATATAATGGGATTAGGTATAGATTGGAACAAGAAAGACTTTAATCAATCTGAAGCCGATAAATATGCTTATGATAAAACGAGATTAAGTGACGAAATGTTAGCAGAACTTAAGAAAGCTACAGTTGATTTATTGATGAGTTTTAAAAAATGGACAGCTGAACCTATAGATGTTAATGTTAGAAATAAAGATAAAAATCTTTCAGGACCTGGATATGGGGTTTTAACAAATACTGTAACTGGAAATTAATAATATCGTATGAGTAATTTAATAAGAATATTTTATAGAGATAGTGATATTAAAACTATTAAAGAGCTTTTTGATAAAGATAAAATAATCAATATATCTG